AACCCGTAGATTCCAATAAATAAAGTATTAAAACGAACTTTTTTGGAAATCTGCCCTTATGGTACAATATTTCTTATATAAATCTAGAAATACTACAAGTCCTTTCGTAGTTGTTAATCCAGATACAATTGACGATTCATCAACAAGCGTATTCTTAATTGGTCAGGGTAAAGAGTCTTATGGACAACCTGAACAGCAAAGCAAGCTTTGGACTCTAGAAAACTTCGCTAACACATCTAAACCAGCCCCAGCTATTTTAGGGCAAGAATGGTTTAATACATCAGACAACCAGATGTATCATTGCGTTAACGAATCACAGCAAACATTCCAAAAAATTAGTAAACCAATTGTGAGTGCAGCGGCCCCAACAAGTGGTATTTTAACAACAGGCGACCTTTGGTACAATACAACAGACGGGCGTATCTATGTATTAAGTCAAGATGGTGTTACATGGACCGCAGTAGGCCCAATTACATCAATTCCACTTCCAATTCAGCAAGAATATTACTTTAACATTATTACATCAAACGCCACACAAACAGAAATGGGTATTGATGGTGTGCCAAGCAATAGGCTTGTTATCCCACCAAATCAGTCTTGGTTATATGAAATTAACTTGATTGCAAGAGCTGAAGAAACGGTCAGCGAAGTAGTCGGTATGAAATTTAAAGGCATTATTGATAGACCAGCAACCGGCGCAACAAATATTGTCGGCGGCGGCAGCAAAGAAATTTTAGGTGTTTCTACTTCACTACAAACACCAACACTTGCTGATGCATCAGTTTCTGCGAACACATCAGCTAACAGCTTGAGCATTTATGTTACAGGACAAGCTGGTAAAACAATACAGTGGAATGCAACTGTTGAAATCACAATTGTATCACAATAAGGATAATCAAAAATGAGTTTAGTAATTAATTATCAGTTAGAAAGCATCACAGCACTTAGCGGTGTACTTTCTCTTGGTGCAAATACAGGTGGTTTAGTATTGCCAACAGGCGGAACAAGTTCTCGCCCAGCTGGTGTACAAGGCATGTTGCGTTACAATTCAGATGGTGGTGGCGCAGTAGAAATTTATAATGGTGCTGCTTGGACAAGCTTTAACGCAGGTGTTGTAGGCCCAATCAGCAGCACAAATAGATCAATTCCAGTTTGGAGCGGCACTGGCGGTAACACACTAACAAACTCTCCTGTACTATTAGATACAATCGGTAATATTAGCTTAGTTAACTCAATTAGCGGTACATCAGTAAACTTTAACACTGGTACATTCACTACAGCAACAACCCAGTTACAAGTTATTGCAAATGCAGACTCAACAGGTAGTCAGCTTAATGCTATTGTGTTTACAAGAAACGGAACAACAGTAGGTCATATTGATACAAACGGCACTGGCATGGTAATAGGTGCCGGCACTGGCGGTTCAGCAGGATTCCTAAATTTAGTAGGGGGCTTTGGTACTGGTGGCGTTACAATCGCTACAGATGGAAAAGTTTTAGTCGGCGGAGCAACATACGATGGTACTTCATCACTAAACGTTGCAGGTACAGCGACATTCCAAACACAGGTAAATGCACCAACATTAGGCACAACAGATAATTCAACAAAAGTTGCTACTACAGCATTCGTACAAAGCGTATTAGGTTTAGCAGTTCCAGCAGGTGCAATAACTGCATATGCCGGTGCTTCAGCACCAAATGGTTGGCTACTTGCTTACGGACAAAACGTTTCAAGAACCACATATGCTAACTTGTATAATGCCATTTCAACAACATACGGAACAGGTGACGGTGCAACAACGTTTACACTTCCAGATTTAAGAGGTCGTACTGCTTTCGGTGTTGATAATATGGGTGGATCATCTCCAACAGGCCGCATCACTACTGCTACAGTAAACAACCCATTTGCGCTTAACGGTTCGGGCGGTGCACAAACACAGACAATGTCTATTTCACAAATGCCATCACACACTCACGGTGTAAATGATCCAGCACACAGTCACTCTTTTACAGCGGGTGAAACAGTTGGTGCTCAAGGTGGTCAGGCTGCCGGTGAAAACGGCGAAGTTACAATTAATACTGGTTTTAATACTAATGGTGCTTACACTAACATTTCAATTCAAGCGCAGGGCGGCGGACAACCAATTACTACATTGCCACCAGTGATTCTATTAAACTACATTATTAAATATTAAGGATAGCAAACATGAAATATTGTTTTTCAACTAACGGTTTATACTACAAAATGGTGAGTGCAAGCTACACACCAGCAGCAGGTGAAGTCCTTAGTTCGACATTCTTAACACCAGCTGACCGCGCAACTCTCATTCCTGCATTTACCGCAGCTTGGGCAGCATTATCAACAGAAGATAAATTTATGATTTTGTTCTTAAACTTATCATCACTAGACAAAACTGTACCACGTGGTTTAGAGGATTATTGGGCACAAATTGGCTATGATACAACTAAGTTGCCAGCACAGACTCAAGCAGTCTTAGCAGCTAAAATTTCACTTAGAGCACAATTAGCTGCAATCGGCGGCTAAGTATTATCTTTTAATATTTCTTGGAAGTTCTTTTTGAAGTCTTTGTGCAAGAGGACTGTTTTTGCACCAGGATGCAATGGCTTAGGTAAAGCATTAACGCTAAACCAACCATATCCACTATTCTCATGATTTAATGCTGGTGTAAACTCATTGTCAACTAAGATAACAACTGAGTAATACATAAAGTTGTTGTCCATGCTTTTAAATACATCAATTGGCAAAAACTTTTTAATTTCTGGGACAAATCCCATTTCTTCTGTGATTTCACGATGAATACCATTTATAATTATTTCGTCCTTCTCAATCTTCCCGCCAACAAACCCCCAAGTGTTAGCACTGCTAACCTTGTCACTTCTTAAGAACAAACATACTCTTTGTGTTTTTAAACAAACAAAGATGGCACCACCAGCGTTTATCATTATAAGTTAATCCTAAAATAGCCTGGGCCATAAATGCCGTTTATAGCATCAGTCCAAGCATGGTTTACTAATTTAAGCAATTGATTCGTTGATGTGTCTTGAACAAATTCTAATGTGGTATCTGTTGAAGCATCTAAAACAACGTTCCAATTAGCTCCATCATATTGTACTATATCATTGGGGTTGGCTGTCAAATTCCCCCAAGCAACTGTTGGACCACCTATTGCGGTGTTTAAAATATATCTTTGGCCTTTATTAGCAGCAGGCAATCCGTTTCCAGGAACTTCAGTGTGTGGATTTATAACACCTAAAACTGGTATTTGTGTTGAAAGTGGCAATGTGGCCGATTGTATAACATAGTCTAGCACGTTGTCTAATGTAGGATCTAAAGTAATATAGCCAACGATGTCTAAGCTATCGTCACCGACATCACTAACCCAACGCAATGAAATTGTGCTTGAGTTAACATTAATTTGTCCATAATCATCTAGCAAGTGTTGCCATGAATATGGATTGCCATTTTGGTCTACTGTTTGCTGATTTGCCCCAAGCAATGTAAGTCTACTATTATCTGAAACCTGTACACAAAAGTTACCAGGTGTAACAACAATTTGTGACGCAGATCCGTCTTCCCAGGTTGCCTCATTATCACAGTCAGCGAGTGCATCACCGATATTTTGTATGATAGTTTGAATAACTTTAAGCCTCTTAACACGAGACGGTGGACTGATATAGCTTTGTGCAGTGCATGTAAAGCTCATAACATCATTTGTATCATCGGTACCAGTATTGGCACCGTTATCTTCCCAGCTAATATCATCAAGCGTAACTGTTTGTATAGCAGTCCAATCTAAAGGACTTGAAACAGGTTGTAGGATAATATCAGGATTGAAAAGTAAGTAAATCTGCTCAAATAGCTGAAATTTTTGTTCAGTATTGCTGGTCCAGATGGCGATCTTAAACTGTATATCTATTGGATTTGGTGCAGCGCGATCAACTTCGTATAGATTACCTACGCCTGTACCGTATGTTTGATTGCTTGGATTGTATGCTCTTTCAGCAACCTGTAATTCGTTGATATTCCCGCGCCAGCCGCCTCTTGTCAATGCTGCGGGTTTCATACCTGTAATACTAACTGCAATTCTTGGAACGCTCAAAGTAACGTTTTCAGAGTTATCAGTGAGCATATGTTGTGCTTGTCTGTCTCCATCGCCCCAAACCACAGGCACTGTACTAAACGTTTGAGATCCATCGGCATTATTTCCAGTAATATAGCGGAATCCTGAAAATACGCGAATCATTTGTATAATGATTCTGCGTAGCTGTTGATCATAATAATATGGTAGATTCATATAAATAGTATATTAAAATTATAAACTTATACTGTTATTTATGGATTACAAAAAGCATTATGATTTATTAATTAGTCGAGGTAAAAATAGAACGTTAGTCGGCTATTGTGAGAAACATCATATTATACCTAAGTGCCTCTTTAAGTCTGAAGGCGGACATCTAGATGGCGATATGGATGAATTAAGCAATATAGTTCTATTAACACCTGAAGAGCATTATTTAGCT